TTTATTGTTTTCATAAAATTTAAAAATTTAAGGTTAATTCAATTCCATTCAAATTAAATTCAGCGCCTTGTAATATTGACACTTCATTAATTGTAAAAGATTTTGGATTTTGTAAACGTGATTTTAATGTTGGCATTGTGCAATCTAGCAATCTACAAACATCATAACGCTTTAAATTTAGCCGTTTCATTTCGGCTTTGAAGTTGTTTTCAAACATATTTTCTATTTATTTTGTTATGCAAAAATAAAAAAAAACTTTCAAATAAAAAAATTATTTTTAAAAAAACCGCCGAGTAACAAAGTTGTTAAACGACGGCTGACAAACAAAACAAAAGAAAAAGTTTAATTTATTATGCTAGTTGTTGGAGTATCGTCATCATTATTTGGCAAATGCGACGTAACTTGAAACTCTGAATTTTTTAAGTTATAAGTAAGTCCATCAATTATTGTGGATTGTGGATCATAATTATTTGCAGAAAAATAAAACCATATTTTATTGTGAATAGACATAGGCTCCCTTTTTAAGTTTCTAAAAGTTCCAGTATATCTTGTAACATAGTCTCTATAATCATTAGATATATTTTTACCTAAAACATTCATTAAATCAATACTATTTGGCTTAAATGTTGTTGTAGGATTTGCGTCTCTAGTTCTAAAATATCCAGACTTTTGGTCAGGTATTCTAGTAACTTTTTTAATATTTGTATTTATGCCGGTGTTGGTGAGTTTAGATATAAATGTTTGATTTGATTGGTCTGCCGATGTTTTAGTTTGCAATATCTGCATATTATCAAAATACGTTGTATTGTAATCAGAATCTGAACATTTTGTGTTAGATATAATAAATCTAATTGTTGTTGTTGTATCTGTGCCAATATTTAAATCAGTATCGTTTAAAGAAATGTTTAAATCAACCCACTTGTTTGGCGTTACTGTTGTTATTAAATTAGTACCTCCATAAGTTGAAGAAAACTTTCCGGTTGCGGCATCCCAAAAATACCCAACACTTCCTAATGTTGTAAAAATTGAATATTGAAATATTGCTGAAACGTCTGAGTTTTGAGAATTTAAAAAATTAAAATAATATTTTAGTTTACAAGTAAAATCAGAATATTTTACCTCTTGTGGATTAAAAACTTCGGTTTCAAAAGAAAACATTTGTAAGAAGCCGCTAGTTGGCGCAATATCTGTAAACTTTAAAGAACGCCTACCTTTAAAAGATATTTCATCTGTTGCTATTTCTGCGTAATATGGTATGTAAGTGATTTCAAAAGTAGAATTTACTCCAAAAACATCGTCAAAAGGAATTGTCAATATATCTCCAACTAAATATCCTTGTCCTCTGTTTGTAATTACAAAAGATTGAACACCTCCACTAGATATTGTTGCACTTATAATCATACCGGTACCGCTTCCACCCGTTGGCGTGTAGTTTCTTGTGCCATCAGGAAAAAAACCACTACCTGGATTTGTTATCGTAAAACCATATGAAACAGACTGACTTTCTAAAATATTAAAACCAAAATCTCCATATTCAAAACCTGAATTATAAAAAGCGTTTTTTGTTTTTAAATAACTACCAACAATATGAACTTGTGATGCCGGTTGCAAAAACTCTCTTGACAAACTATTTCCGGTTTCTTTTATATCGCTTTCATTGCTAAAAAGTATTTGTTTGCGTTCGTTTCCAATACTAGCACCTAAATAATTATATTTTCTAAAATCAACATATTCTTTTGAGGTGCTTTCATATTGTGTTGTGATTCTATTTCTAATATTTGTAGGTGTAACTGATGTTTGTTGTAATTCATTGTAAATAATATCTTTAACGTAATAATCAAAAATATTTGTCACTTCAACAATATACCATTTATTAAATGATTGGTATATTCTTAAATTAAATTGTTTTAATAACAACTCTAATTGTTGCTTTGCGTTTAGCAATCCATAATCGCCATTTAGTTCATCAAAACCAAAATCTAAAGTTGTTATATTTTCAAAATCGCTAATTGTTACCGGGCCAAATGTTCTGTATTTTATATCAGATGCAATGTAAATGTCTAAATCTAAATCTAAATTTTGAAGTATTTCTGAAATACGTTCAAGGTTTGTTATATTTATTGGCGCATTGTTGTTATTGTAGCCAATTGTGCCATTGAAATTGTTTAAGGTACCTAATCCATCAAAAGCGTTAAAACTTACCGCAAAAGGCGTTGAAATCATTTTTTCTTTGTATCTATCTACAACTAAAAAACCTGACCAATAAGTTGCCCAAACATCCGTATCTGTATAATTGTCAATTAAATTACTTACACAATCAATACTTTCAATATTTCCGCCATCGTTAGAAACTCGATCATTATATTGATTTGATTGCGTTTGCTTATAATAAACAACAACTTTGTATTCTCGTTCGTCGAATTTATAAAAATCATCATAAGAAACGTTATCAGTAACAAACAAAGATAATTGACACTTTGAGCCAATTATTGGATTGTAAAAATCATTTGAAGATTGCCAAGATATTGAAACCGGATTTGCGCCACCTACCATTGGAAGAACGTCTCCGGTATAATCTTTTTTTAATATTTCAACTTTTTTTCCATATCCTAAAACATCGGAAAACTCTAATCTATATTTTACGCCGTATGCCATTATTTTGTTTTAGTAAACTCTTCCCGCAGTTTCGTTTGCTCGTTCTATTGCAATCAATAAATCTTGACCATCAACTCTAACCTCTCCGCTAACATTTATATTTCCTCCATTTTTAGATTTGCCCATAATAGATTGTAACTTGTTCAATGGCGCTATAACTTCCGGGTTTTGTCTTGCTCCTGGATATTCACCAACCAATCCCATTGTTGGGCCGCTAATAATTCCACCATTTGCAAAAGCCGTCGCACCTCCGGCGGGATTTCCTCCGGTGTTACTGCTTCCACTACCGCCGCCACCTCTTCGGCCACCGCCGCCTCCGCCACCGCCGCCAATTGATGACGCTTTTCCCTTAAAGAAACTTCCTAAAGCAACTAAAGCAATACCAGCTGCAATAGCAACACCTGGCGCTAATGATTTAAAAGCAACTTTAATTTTTTTCAATGTAATACCTATTCCGATAGCTAATTTACCTAATTGCATAGCCATACTTCCAATACTTCCCAAAATTACGTTTGATAATTTACCGGCTAAATTTCCACCTGAAGAAATTGCATTTCCTAAAGCCGCCGCCATTCCTGACGCTAAATTTTGCAAACCTCCGCTTATAACTTGGCCAACTCTTTGATTAAATTGAGCCGTTTGTTGTAATGCAAACAATCTATTTTCTGCCAAAACTGCTTGTTGCTCTGCAAATGCTTGTGGCATCCTTTCAGTATCCGCTGCAATCATATCACTAATCGGAGTTTGTATTCCCGCTCCGCTAATTCCTTCCATTGCAGAGGTTGCCATTGGTCTTGTTGGAACACCTCCAAAACCACTACCATCACCGCCACCGCCACCGGCACTTGGTGTAATACTTTCCTCACTTGTTCCGGCACCACTAACCGCCATTTCAACCGGAATAACTATTTTTGCAATTGTTTTTTGTTGTATCGCTTCATTAAAATTATCAACAACAGATCCACCTAATATTGAGGCGTCTGTTTTAATTGCATCAAATGCAGTTGTAAAATTGTTTTTTAAGCCAGTTGTTAAGTCTGTAAACCCTTGAACAATTTTGTCTTTGTCAAAGGTAAAAACACCCATTAAAATGTCGCCTATTCCTTTAAATAGTGTTATAAAATTATTTGCAAAAGTTTTTATTATTGTTAAAAAAGTAGAAAAAACAAACTTTCCAACGGCTAACATATTTTTAAAATTCATTATTAGCGTATTTACTGCTAATTGAATAGGCAATGAATTGTTGTATAATTCTATAAAATAGTTTCCTATTTTTACCAAAGCGGATTGTATTCCCGCCCAATTTCTATAAATTACAACTGAAATCGCAGTTAATCCCGCAACAATTAAACCAATCGGCCCCATCATAACAGAAAGCGCCGCTCCAATAGCCGGAGCCATTGTCATTAATGTACCTATAATCGCTATAACTGGCCCTAAAGCCGCAGCAATACCCGCTAAAACAACTATTAATTTTTTTGTTTGTGGCGATAACGCTTTGAATTTTTCAGAAAGTGAAGTAAAAAAATCTCCTAATCTTTTAATTAATGGCGCCACTGTTATCATAATAACTTGACCAACCTCCATTAAAGATTCCTTCATTGCGTTAAATCCTTGCGTCATTTTAAATGATGCAGATTTAGCAGTTTTTTCAAACGCTTCTTGAGTTGCTCCGCTTGACCTAGTCATTCTGTCAAACAATTGAATATTGTCCTCCATTGACGAGCCAGTTAAATCTAAAACCCCTTTCCACGCTCTTACATTTGGCGCAATATCTGTAAATTCTTGCCCAGTTCTAGCTAAACCATTTTTTAAGGTTACTAACGTACCCATCAAACCATCTTCCGCTAATGATTTTTTTAATGAATCGGAGGTAAATCCCATTTTATTAAAGGCTTTTTCAGCATCCGAACTTGGTTTTGCTATTGTAGTTAAAATAGCGTTTAATTGTGTTGCACCACTTGCGGCATCTGTTCCAGTTTTTGACATTGCGGCCATTGCGGCACCAACTTCATCAAAAGAAACTCCCATATTTGATGCTATTGGAATAACTCCACCCATTGCACCGGCTAACGCTGACGCTTCAAGTTTTCCCTCTCTAACTGCGGCCGTCAATATATCAGTTGCATCTGAGGCAGATAAATTTTCTGAGCCGTATGCGTTCATTGCTGAAGTTGATAAATCAGCAATTGTTTTTGTTTCTCCTAAACCTACTGCCGCCGCTTTTAAAGACATTTCTAAAACATCCATTGCCTCTTTGCCTCGTAAACCCGCTGAGGTTATAAAAAACAATGCTTCGGCTGCTTCTTTTGAACTTTTACCAGTATCAACCGCCATTTTTTTAGCGGCTTCACCCATTTCAGAAACCTTTTCTGCGGTAACACCTACAAGCGCTTGAATTGAAGTCATAGACTTGTCAAAATCAAAAGCCATTTTTGTAGCGGCACCACCGGCAGCAACTAAAGGTAAAGTCAGTCTTGTTGATAATGACTTTCCAACGCTTTGCATCTTTGAGCCAAAACTTGATAATTTAGAACTCGCAGAACTTAGTGCGTTTTTTAACTTGGAGGAATCTCCGGTAATATTTATTTTTAAATTCTGTTCGGCCATAGTATTAAATAAGTTGAAACAAAAATACAAAAAAAAAGACGCTTTTAATTTAACGTCTTTTTGTTAGTCATTGATTCATATTTTGCCATAAAATCATCCATTTGTTTTTTGGTAGACTTAGGCTCTGAGCGTTTCTTTTTTCTTACAATATCACTAGGCAATTGAAATAAATCTTCAGGCTTTAACATTTGGGATTTTTTCTCACATTGCACGTTGTGAATCATTACGGCAATGTAACGAGTTTGCTCCCAATTTAAGTTAATATTGTTATGATAGTGTTGCGCAATTAAAGCGTTTTCTCTCCAGGTTTGCCGCCAAAAATCGTCAGGATTAATTCCAACTAATCCAATGTAGTGATCAGTTAAAGTTTCAAAATTTACTTCTTCTTTGACGGCTGACGCTTTCCCTTAGTTTCAGTTTCGCCATTTAAACTATTACCTAAAATTTTAGATTGTAGCATTACCTCAACAATCTCATTAATTTTTTCAGCGTCTAATTCATCCAACCAAGCGCCAACAGTAAATAAATTATAATCTATTTCGTTTCCGTTTTCTTGGTCGTTTGCTAAGATTGCAGAATAAACTAAGGCTCTTAATCCTTTTATTGATATTCCGTTTTGAAATGCTCCGCCAATATCGGCTAAATTTATTCCTAATTGCTCGGTAAATTCCGACCAAAAGTTCATTGAGAAATGAAGAGTTCTGTTTTTGTTACCAACTTTGATGTCAATGTAACCTCTTTTTTTGTTTGTCATTTTTTAAGGTTTAAAATTAATGTAAAAAAAGGCCGTCGCCAAATATTGACGGCGGCCCTATATAAGTAAACTAAAATTAATTAGTTAGTTGATTTAGTGATTGCTCCGGTAATGGTTAAAGATCCGCTATAAGTTACGGCAGCTTCCATTTCAGCAGACATTTCAACACTAGATAAAAACGCTTCAGCAGTATAAACTGCGTCTCCAGTTTCGGCAGTTCCAAAAACACAAGTTAATTGAGTTCTTGCCAAAAGAAAATCAGCCATTTCAATAGCATTTGACGCATCGTCATATACTACTAATCCTTCAAAAGATATTTCACCACCTTTTACTCCTCCGATATACTCAGAAAAGCCGTTTGAATCTTTGGTTGTAGCTTCCGGCGTGTCCATTGATAAAGACATTGAACAACTTGTAGTGTGTCCAACTGTGGCACCTTCCACTGTTAAAATT